AGAGATGTTGATACCAACCTGTGGGCCAGAGCTGATACCCATGTTGTTCGCAAGTGCGCGGCCTGATGCGTTCACCATCGCTTGTGCGTCACGGCACAAGTCAGTCACGCCTTTACCGTCTACTGAACCGGGCAGGTTCTCATAGCTTGTGAGGTAATAAGGCTTACGACCAAGCGGGTCGTAGTTAAGAACAGCACGAATGACGGTGCTACCGATGAGCCACACTTCGCATGGGTAGTTCAGTGCTGGGTCAGGAATCTCTTTAGGAGTCAGGCCCCACTCGAGCAGCAAGCTACCTTTGACAGAGTCCCACAGCTGCAGCGCGTCAATCAAGTCACCGGAAATAATTGCCTCAGTGACATACTTACCTTCAGCTTGTGCTTTCGATGCGTCAGACCACAGCCACTCTTTCATGCCCGATGTCGAGAAGTCGTTGAGCACTGTACGAATAGCGTCGTTGTTGTAACCGGGCACATCAATCAGTGCTTGCAAGTCATCCGCTGTCATGCGGTGACGCTCGATCACATAACCATCGCCCAAGTTCCATGACCATGGAGCCCAGTACAACATGAACGGATCAACACGCTCCCACTCGTTGCGAATCTCTTCGACGGGAACCAACTCGTTGTTCTGCCACTTCAGGGTCTTGCGTTTGCGCTTGATCGGGCCCTTCAGTACAGCGTATGGGAATGTAACGATGTCATCCAAGAATTCGTTGAACGCTTTATGCCAGCCGCCTTCTTGCAACTGGTCTTCCATCTTACGTTCCATGCGGGCTACGCGGTCTGCGGACATCTCGCGCATCTCACGCTCAGCTTCATCTTTCATCTGCACGGCCATCGTGCGCAGCTCTGAGGGACTAGGCTGCATGCCGCCTTGCTGCAAGTGAATTGCCAACTCATTCGCCAGTCGTGCCTGCAACTCCTGCATGATCTCGGGAGGCATATCTGGGTTTGGAGTCGCTGCAATTGCCCATGGCTTGTCAGAGCCAGAACCTAACAACGTGTCCCGCAACCAGCTTGTCGCTGCACGGCACTTAACTGAGGTTAGATTTATGTAGATATCTGAGCCGCCCTGCTCCTTGATCTCTTGCAATTTGTCTGGGTCATACTCACCGTTGCGCTGGCGCAGACACTGGAGCATGCGGTCTTCAAGAGTACGTTTCGCCGTACGTGAGCTGTCCCAACGAGTGCGGACGTGCGCAGCCAAACCCTGAATAACGGGTTGATTCTGCATAGCGTCGCTACGCTTTCTTGACTCCGCCTCAAGGTCACTTGCGCGGGCAACTGGAATGAGAGCAATACCTGTAGCCATCAGTCGTCCTTAAATAGTTACCGCATTGTACGCCGTCATGTCAAGCGGTCAAGTGTATGCGTACTTAACTTTCTTCACTTCTTTCCTGCCCGAGCTGAGCGCCGCACCCCGCAAATTCATATCCATCACGGAGTCTGCGTACTGGTTCGCGTCGTGGACGTGGGAGAACTCGTTCTTGTCCGGACGATCTTCCATCTCGCCATTCTTCTTGATCTTGTACCTATACCCGTACCGGAATCCCTTGATGAGCGAGGTGCACGACGGATCGATCAGATACAGCGCCTTACCTTCCAGCTGCTGCATGAGCAGACGCTCCACCGCCTGAATCCTAAGCTCCGGCTTATTCGTCGGGGGCCGAACGCACTTAAACCCTGCTTCTTTCAGAACATCAACCAGCGACATCTCGTTTTGCTGCTGTTTGGCGTAGCCGGCTGGATCAGGCGCAACTAAAAACGTACAACCCTGCAAGTGATTCGCGATGTGCGGATTCAGTCTCGTCCGAATAAAAGTCTCGATACCCATGTTCTCCGAGACCAACTCTCCCAGTGTCACGACACGTCCGCGAGGGTCACGCTGCTTAAACACAGCTGCTGGCGTACGCCCGAAGTCAAGGCCGATGATGATCGGATAGTCCGAACCACGAACCGGCTTGATGGAATCCTTGGCCACATGGAAATCAAACGTGAAGGTCTTTTCGTACACCGGGGTACCTGAGAGCGACCTACCGTACTCCGATCTCAGATACACACGTAGCCAGTCCTCAGTCTTGCCGGGGATCAAGTTGGGATAGTACTGTTTGGGCAGGTGGTTGTAGTTGTCCGCCTCTGGATTGACACACCATTCTTGAGCGTCCTTATCCAGCAGGACTTCTTCAGGTTCTTCACCGAAGCGTTCTGTGTAGACGTCGGGTTTAAGAATCGCAGCCGGCTGTTTGTAGATCGACCAGTTGCTAGGTGGTTCTTCCATTTTGTTATGCCACCACGTATCTTCGTCCGGCATGTTGGTATCAAACAGTGCGCATGACCGTGTAGGCCCACCGTCTTTCATTGACGGATAACGGTTCAGACGACCGAGCAGGCCATCCACAACGTCTTGGTGTAATTCTCGGGATTCGTTTCCCCAGATGAACGTCGTCTCTAGTGACAGCGCTTTTCGCACGTCGTCTGGTGTATCCAGAGCAATGAATAGCCACTCCGATTCGACCGTGGTGCCGTCGGCTAATTTAGCCATCAGTATAAACGTCTTTTCAACGGCTTTCCATATCCCAGCCTCACCGGGGGGCAACCAATCGAACACCGTTTTCCTTGTCGTCAGCGCCAGCTGGTCAGCCGTGTTACGCACAATAACCGCTCTGGTTTTTCGAATTTTTTTCGAATTTGGCGCTTGACCCATGGCAAGACGTACGAGTTCATGTACGCAAGTCACAGATTTACCACCACCAACTGGCCCTGCCAAAACTCGGACGTAGTTTTCGTCCAACATGAATTCACGCTGCGTTGCCGTCGGTTTGTAAACGCTCATTTAATTTCCTTAGTTTCCACATCCAATGTAACAGGCTGCATTACCGGCTGGTTTCCAAGACTGATTGTCTGCCCGCCACCAAGATCGATCGAAAGTGTAAAGCTCGGCCCCGTATTCTGCACTTTTTCTTCTTTTGGCTCCAGACCGCCGGCCTTGATGAGCGTTTTAAGAACTTCGTGCTTCTGACTGAGCGATGCATCTTTGCTTGCTGCACTGACATACACCTGATCGAGCAAGTCTGCCGCCATCCAAACTGCTTTTGCCTTGAATGTGATGCCGTTCTTCTCAAATTCCGAGCGTTTCATGGCAATTTGGAGCTGAAACCACTTCTGTTTCTCCAAAACTTGGTACTGCTCAACACTTAAACCGTGCCGAGCTGCCACGATCAGCTCATCTTCCATGCCTAGTGCTATGGATGCAACCATTTCATCGCTGATTTGGGGGAATGAGACCGTTTTTTCGCCGTATTCCAATGGTTCGTCACCAATTTCGGGGTCAAGCTGTGACATTTTCGGCCTCCGCCAGTGCTTTTTCGTGCTTTTCTACGGCTACAAGGTACTTTTCTAGGGCAATTCTGACCACATCAGCGGACGAAACACCCCGTTTTTTAGCCAAATTTTGGGTTTTTTCTAGCAAATTTACGGGGATAAACAGGTTCCAACGCTTCATTTCCGAGATCATTTTGGGCTCCTTTGAGGTGTGTATACACACATTATACGGCTTTTTTTAATTTTTTACGTGCGTATACATACAAAAGGTGTGTATGTACTTTATTTTTTAGCCTGCTGTAAGACTGAGACGTAAGCATACACGCGGGGTGGGGGCGGGTCGGGGGGCCTCTGGGGGGTGCCGATTATCAAGCCAGCCTACCTTGTAGGGGCCTCGGATTATCAAGGTTGCCTACCTTGAGGCGGTGATCGTACCGCTTGCATGACAAGTTCTTTTGAGTAGCACTACGGGGCTACTCCGACACTACGGGGTCGTGAACTCTAATGCATTTCTCATGTGATCTTTAAAAATTTAAGACTGTAATCCGCTAGGGTAGCGCCTAGTGTGTCGTTGGTATCAAGCTAGAACGACTGAAAGTTACGATTGTTACCCAGTCGTGCAATCCGAATATCGGGGCTAACAGGGACAAGTACAGCCATCTAATGCGTGACCATGTGTCGTGGGCGTGTGGGTGTGTCGAGGCTTGGTGCATGGAATCCTTATATTCAATGGAACACGAATGACGGGACATAGTAGACAGTTTAGGCGGTAAGAATCCGACTTAGGCTGAGGTCACACGGAAAAGTCTATCTGTGTGCAGTACCGCCGACTAACGGGCGTGTGAGGCACTATCAATAAGAAACCCGAGCCGAGAACAGAAATCGGGTGCTAAGCCCTGCGAGGGCTTCATTATGTATTCACTCCGAGTACATAACCAAGCTCAACCAACCAAGGAAAAAATCATGGAACTCGCAAAATACACTCCCGCCATCATCAATGTAACTGGCAAAACCAAGACAGATCGTCAATTATCTGTCGTCAATCAAGCCTCTGGTTATACCAAGATGGCACTCGCCAACGCCAAGGGTAAGGTCGGTCAAGCCGCCCGCAATGGTATCGCCAATGGTGGTATCCAAGCCATTGCCAAGCAAGCCGCTTTCCCAACTTGCAACTACAAGCCTGTCGGTGAATACTTCGCGGCTCAACTCGGTGAGCCTATGGTGATCTCTAATCGTGCCGCCTTCGAGTCACTCGCAGATCAATTCGAGGCTCGCATCATGAAAATCAAAATGTCCAAGACTGGTGGCTATGTCACCGATAAAAAGACTGGTGCCGAAAAAGCTGGTGCGACATTGGCTAAGGCTATGGAATTGAAAGCCATCGCCATCGAAATGGTTGCCGCCGCCGAGTACTACACCAACGAAGCCAAGGCTGAGCAAGCCAAGCAAGCTGACGCCAAAGCCCTGACTGCCTAATTATCCAAGGGTATGAGGCTGGATAATTCAATGGATAATTCGATTTGCCAATGAAATCAAGTAGTTAGCTCTTCGAATTATCCAATTATCCAATTATCCAAAGAAAACACACTCGTGTGTAATATGAGAAATCTTGTGACGCATAGTGTGTCGCGAGCGCATTACGCACGATCTCTAAAAACCCACACCCCCTTTCCAGCCCTTGGATAATTCGCCAAGGGTTTACCCTATGCACCTTGCAAGCCCAGTATTCATGCGGGTTTCAAGCCACATACACACCAATTCTAATTATC